GGGTGGCCTGTTAAAATTTCTCCTACCCCAAACCAACGTACCACAAAAACGGCACGCCCAAACCTCCCACGCTACGCCACCCTATACGATAGCCCCTTGCGGGGTGCACCACACGCGGGTACGGTCCCCTCACCAACGCAGGAACGCCCCCGATGTTCGAACCCCCGACGATGCCCGCGCCCCAACCGCGTCAAACCAAGGTGTCTGGGCCTCACAAGATGCGCGAGATCGTAGCCATCGCGCTGGACACAGCCATAGCCGAGGCGTCCCTAACGCCAGAGGAGGCGCTCAAGAAGCTGCCGAAGCTACGGATGCGCTACGCGGTGAGCCCCGGGATCACGGTCAGCGGGATTGTGGGCCACGCAACGGAAGCGGACTTCCGGCACATTGTTGGAACCACACTTGCCGAGGTCCGGCGGGAGATTCAACAGGGGCAGGTGAACGGGGACTGGCAACTGGTGGGGTGGGAGGGGTTCGAGGTCAAGACCGAGCGGGCCGCCACGGAGCCCAACCCGGCGGCCGGCGTTGCGTATGACCGATATGCGTCCGACCAGAACCCCACCAAGAACCTGCCGATAACGATCGTAGACCCCAAGTTGAGCATCCGCCTGGTGTTCGTGGATGCCGTCGGGGCCCCCTGGCTTGACCCCTGGAAGGCCAGGACGGGGAAAGAGGACGGCGCAATGTTCCACTTCTCGCAAACGCGCAAGCTCGAGCACGCGCCCGCCTTTCTGCGGGAGGAGTTCAAGCAGGGCGAGGCGCTCCTGATCCGGTTCGTCGAGCATCGGGCGTCCGCGAAGCTGGCGGTGAAGACCAGTTCGCTACACGCGCCGGATGGGTTGACCCCTGAACAGCTAGAAGCGGTGCGCCAGATGCGCCAGGCGGGCGTGGACGACACCATGATAGCTACGGGCATGGGGCTCACAGGCCGGGAACTCATCGAACGGGCCGGCGAGGGTAGAAAATGACCGCGTTCCGGCCTGAAAACGTGCTGTTGGCGTCCGAAACCGGGCGCGAGGTAGAGTTTCTGGCCCTCTGTGATGAGATGGCGGCCATTATTGCCGACGGAGGGGCCCGCACCGCTGTTGTGGACCTCTTGGCGGCGGCTGCGGCGGCCGATCTGTGGCGATTCGGGCGCGCTAGCGAGGACGCGGGCGAGATCCGGGCCGCCGTCGAGGCCGTTCGGGAGGTTTCCGGCAGTTTGGCGCGAAGGAACGCGCTCATGGGTGCTGACGAGCGCATTCGGATGCGTTCCCGGCACCTGGAAGGCGTTCAACAGGTGTTTTCGCTGCGTGATCGGCTGTTCGCGACGGCCCAGATGGGCCGGAACCGGAAGGGCGCCGCCGGGCTGCGGCTCGTGAAGGTGGCAGGATGAGCCATGACGAGAACATCGCCACCGCCTACTCGCTCATCGCAGCGGCGGCGGCCAGCCCGGCCCTAACGCTGCCCCAGGTCCAGGTGGAGCTGGGGCGGGGCGCGCTACTGCGCATCGCGACCGAGCCGGACACGGTTAGCCTGTCGCACATCGCCGACGTGCTGAAGGGCCTCGAAGGGAACGATGGCAAGGCCAACACGGAACTTCTGGCCGAGCTGAAAACCTTCTGGACGGGTCCGCCGGAGCTGGCGGACAAGCCCTCGCTATTCGCCGGTAGGAACCCTATTGGCTAGACCCGTAGGACGCCCAACCCTCCCCCCGGCGCTGGTGCGGGACAGTCGGGGACTGACCCAGGCCGCCCGCGAACGCGTCCAGGTGGTAGCCGACGCGCTCGGCTGCACCACGGGCGAAGCGCTGGACTGGATAGTTCGAGCCTGTCCTTACGACGCTGGCGGCGGGAGTACCCGCCTCGACGACCCCTACAGAGGGGGAACCCTCGAAGAGCATTGCGCGTTCATCAGGGCCGAAGACGCCGACTATCGGGAAGTGTGGGCACGCCGGACGGGGACCTGATGGTTGCGCGACCCACGCCCGAGTGGCTCATTCCCCGGCTTCAGATCATCGACGAGCAGGGGAAGCGTCGCCCTATCGTAGACCTGCACCCCGAGCAGGTAGAGGTCATGCAAGCCTTCGGGACGCACGACCAGATCCTAATTCTGAAACCGCGTCAGATCGGCATTACAACCATCGTGTTGGCGCTGCTATACGTTGACCTGACGACGTGCCCCGACCCGATCAGCTTGTTGAGCATCACTCACGAGATGGGCGCCATGGGGCGCATGAACGGGATGCTGCGGACCTTCAACGATGGGGTGCCGCGCATGGTGCGGCCCCCGTTGACGAAGGACAACAGCCGCGAATTGGAATGGGCCCACAACGGCGCCATCGCCCGCCAGGTCATGGCGGGAGGGCGAGGCGCCGCCCGGTCGCACACCCATCAGATGCTTCATGCAACAGAGATGGGTTTCTGGCCCAAGGGCTCGGCGGCGTCGGCGGGCGCAGACGTGGACAGAACCATGTGGGCGAGTGCGAACGCCACCCTGCACGAAGGGCCACACCGTAAGGTCGTCGTCGAGAGCACCGGCGACGGCCCTACCGGCATATTCTACGAACTGTGCAAGGCGGCGCAAACCTCCAGTGATTGGGCGTTTCTGTTCTTTCCGTGGTCGCGCTTCTCTGCCTATGAGCTGGACGTGCCGAAGGACTGGCGGCCAGCCCGAGAGGAGGAGGAGCTAGCGGTGGAATGGGGCCTCTCCGACCGCAAGCTCGCATGGCGGCGCGCGAAGCTGATCACGATGGGCGGGGACGTTCGCCGGTTTCGGAAGGAATACCCGCTTTCATGGATGGATCCCTTCCTGCTCACGGATCAGATGTGGTTCGATATTGAGAACCTCAACCGGTGGGCCGCTTCTTTATCCGCGAGCGTCGCCAAGACCGGGCTAACCGTCTTTCATCCCTACGAAGCGGGGCGGAACTACTACATCGGTCAGGACACGTCCGGCGGTTCCGGCGGTGACGATGCCGCCCTTCAGGTGCTAAGGGATGACCTGGTGCAATGTGCGCGATGGCGCTCGAATACGACCAAGCCGCTAGCCCAGGCGGAGATGGCGGCGGCCGTTTCCATCATGTATGGGCGGGCGCTCGTACTATGTGAGGCGAACAATCACGGGAAGGTCGTGATAGAGAAGATGGACGCGCTGGGGGTAAACCTGTGGAAAAGCCACGGCAAAGACTGGTATACACAGCGCGGAAGCAGCCTAAACACGAAAGAATGGCTGTTTGACCACGCGGCGCCGCTGGTGGATGGCAACCTCGTAGAGTTCGGGTGCCCGGTGACGGTGGCGCAACTTATGCTCATGATGCAACACGCGGACGGGTCCATTGGGCCGGCCACGGGGGCGGACCATGACGATTTAGCCATGGCCTTCCTGCTAGCGCTATGGTGCGCGAAGTCCGCACCGCGCGGCGAACGCGCGCGGCCCTCTACACTCGAACAGCGCCGCCGCCGAATCCATCGCGCGCTGGGCTTGGGGACAACGCTATGACCGCGATATGCTCGGCGGGAGAGGTCCCATGATTACGGCGAAGTCGGCGGCTGACATCCTGCAAACCCATGACGAATGGGTCAACTCACGGCGCGGGGACTGGAGGGAGTTCCGCCACGCCTACGCTAACAAGTTCTGGGAGGACCATCAGGACGTTCTCCGGCGCGCGGCCGAATCCAAGGGCCCCGAGCCCATCAAGGTTCAAATTAATATGGTCCGCACCGAGGTTGACACGCTCGTTAGCGGCATGTTCCATCGCGGGATGCGTACCGCGGTGCGCCCCGATGATGTGGTCGGCGATGACGGCGAGCCCGAGAACATCGGGGACGTGGCCGCGATGATCTCGCAACTGCTGGACCGGTGGCTGTCCTCGAAGGAGGTAGAGGCGTTGGCCGAGCAGGGCATGAGCATGGGCCTCATGTACGATGAGATTGCGTTTAAGCTCGGCCTGGACCCGTCGCGCGGCACGCACCCGCTCGAGCAGGTGTGGCTCGCGGTCATTCCGCCATGGGAAGGGATTTGGGACCGAAAGGCCCGCTCGCTCCGCGAGGCCAGATACCTTGGACATACCTACTTCATGAGCGAACACGAGGCCCGCGCGCGCTGGCAGCTACCCACCGCGCTGGCGCTCCAGGTCCACCCTGATCTGGTCGAGTCTGGTCTTATGGGCGGCGCGGATATGTTCGACCGTGACAACGCCTTCGTGCGCGTGTTCGAGTTCTACGACCTGACTGATGTGTATGAGCTGGTCGATGACGACGGAGAGAAGCATCAGAGCAGCGGGTCCATGCGGGTCTGGTTGCTCGGCCAGTCGGCCCGAGAATCCGAGGGCGGGATGCTGGAAGCCTTCCGGGGCCCCATCCCCTATACGGATGTGTCGGGGCGGCCCATGCCGACCATCCTACCCTTGCCGCTGGTGCCGCTCTTGGAGTTCCCCCTCCAGGGGGTTCCGCATATCGGCTCCATTTATGAGCAGAACGCCGAACGTAACTTCGCCACCTCCTTCCTGGCCAACCACTGGCGGAAGATGTCGGTGCAAACGCTGTTGGTCAACAAGAACATGGCGGACGAGGACGCTATTAACGCCATGACCAGCGGCGAACACGGCGCTATCGCCATGCTCGAACTGGCCAAGGGTGACGACCTGTCCCGCGTCGCGCAATGGCTGGAACAGCAAGGGACGCACCCGGCCATCCTCGAATGGGTCCAGCACCTGGATAGCTCCGCCGGGCTCTCGCGGCTGACCAGCGACACCACGCGCGGGAAGGGGGTTCCGTACGCCTCGGCGACGGAGATCCTCGCACTCAACGACTACAGCGAGACGAACACCGGGCGGATCCGCAAGAAGGTGGACAAGGCGATTAGCGTGCTTTGCGGGATGTATCTCCGCATCCTCGCCGCCACGCTGGAAGAGAAGGAGACGCCCACCTTCAAGGTTCGCCTCAAGGGAAAGGTGAACACGTTTAAGCGGGAATGGCTTGATCTCCGGTGGGAGATCTCGCTGGCCGACTTCGCGGCGACGCCGATAAACCAGGCGCAGCGGCGCGGGGACTTCGCGCAGATCGGGGAGCGTCTCCTCCAGCTTGGGGAGCTGGCGGCGCAGACCGAGAAGCCCGTGCTGGCGCTCATGGCGCAGATACAGATCGACTACATCGTTCGACTGTGGGACTTGCCCGAAGATATGCTGTGGTCGTCGCTGTCCGCGCAGGCGGGCGAAGCGACCCCGCCGCCCGCGCCCGAGATGGCAGCGCCAGCCCCGGGAGCCCCACCCGGCGCGCTGCCGCCCGTCACGCCAGAAGACGCGGAGGCGGCGCTGGCTGCGACCGTCGCAGAAGACCCAACCCTCGCCCTCCCGTCGCCTGGGGTGGCCTGATGCCCACGATGCTTAGGGAATACCATTGCCTGTCCTGCACATGGCGGGTGGATGTACTCGAACACCGGGGCGAGCGGATAGCCCTTGCCCCGCCCGGGTGCGAGGATGAGCCGTTCACCGGGACGTGTCGGCAGTGCGGTAGTCCTGCCATGCACCGCCAGGTGTCGGTCCCCCATCCGGTCGGGCTCGGCGACGTTGGGGGCCAGGGGCGCCTCTATCCCTATTACGACCGGGGCCTTCAGACCCAGGTGAACAGCCGCCAACACCGCTCCCAGATCTGTAAGGCGCGCGGCGCTGTCCCGGTGGACGGCACGATTGACCTCGAGCGGGACGCCAGCCAGCGGGCGACCGTCGAGGAGCAAGCGCGCCAGGACTACCGAGAGCTTCAAACGATGTACGAAGAGCATCCAGACTTCCGGGGCTACCGCGAAGCCCGCGACAAGGGCGCTCTTGGTGATACGCTGCGGATGCAACAACCCTGGCGGCAAAAGAACCAGATGCCGAGGTCCATGTAATGCCCATCACAGCGAAAGCACCACCCGTAGCTCCAACCAGCCCCGTAACCGAAGCCGCCGCCGCTACTGACGCGGACATCGCGCAAGGCCGCCAAGCGGAGATCGGCGCGGGCGCGCCACCGGCGACGGAACCGCTCGATCCGGTCACCTTGACCGTGCTCGGGGAAGCCATCGCGGAGACGGCCGGGTCGCTGTCCGGCGGTCAGACCTCGCTGGAAGCCATGGACTACACGGAGCCGGCGGATCAGATCCCGGCCCCGCTGTTCACCCTGCTTGTGACGCTTTCAGAGTTCTTCTCGCAGCTACCAGAAGCAGAACCCTACCGGTTCGACGCCTTCGCGGCCGCCGCGAGTAACGCCGGGCTCCAGGACGCCAGCATCAAGATCTCGGATGCGGGCCAGGACAAGCAGCTAATCCGGGCGATGTCGGCCCCGATGGGCGCGCCCGCCGGTGAGCCGGCGGCAGAGCCCGCCGCGCCCCCTCCCGACAAGAGCCGATTCATATCGAAGGCGGAGCCAAAAGATGCCCGTTGAACCACCAGCCAGCCCCGCACCTACGATCACCATGCCCCCGCCGCCTGCGGCGGAGGCCCCGGCTACGGGCGCCCCGCCGGCTACGCCCGCCCCCTCGCCGGTTGACCTACTGTCCTCCGAAGGCGTCCCTAGCTGGGTAAACGAGTTCGATGGGACGGGGGCCCCTGACCAGGTCACCATGGAAGAGCTGGAAGCGCTGCCCATGGAGGCGAAGCGGATAATCCACCACCTGACGCAGCAAGCCCGCGCCAAGGCGGCCGAGGTGGGCAGTGAGAAGGCGAACCTAGCCGGGGCGCGCGCCGCCCTAGAGGGGCGCTCGGCGCAACTGTCGGCTGAACAGACGGCGCTGTGGAAGCTGTTCGGGGACAGTAAGATCGCCGAAGCGCTCAAGCCACCCGATGGCGAGGCCCCCGATCCCTTCACGGTCGAGGGCATCCAGTTCCTAGTCAAAAAGCATACCGCCGAGCAGATGAAGGCTTTCGTCGATTCGGTCAATGCGGCATCAGGAACTTACGCGAAAGCGCATGAGGACAAGATCGCGGCGGATTCGTACGCGAAAGAGTCCACGGCGCTCGACGAGTTCATGGGTTCTCACCCTGACTTTATGGCGCACGGTGATCGCATCGAAGCCCTGGTCAAGAACCACGGGCTACGGTTCGACACCGCCTACATGCTCGCGGCGGCGGAAGCCCTGGCAGCCGGCGGCGCGAAGCCAGCCCAGCCCAAGGTGGACCCGATGGCGGCGGCCAGGCGGGCGGCCCGCTTGGGGTCACAACCACCAGGCGCCGGCGTCACGGCTACCGCACTGCCCGACACGTCGGAGATGAACATCATCCAGATAGCCGACTACCTAGAAAAGCACCCGGAAGCCCAACAGTACATCATTGCCCAGGGTACTTCATGGTGAAGGGGGGGGCAGACGGAGCACTCATTCTCGCCGAAATGGATCTCCTCCACCTCTGCGACCTCTGGCCGAGGCCGACGCTTGCCTGGGGCAAGGTACCTAGCGATCTGAACAAGTGCCCCAGCTGCCCCTGTGGTCGTGATGATCGGGTTGGAGCAAAGAATCTGTACGATCGCGATGCAGTCGTCTGCCTCGCGTGTGGGAGGGTGGCGAGTATAGTCGCCGAGTATCCGAGACGCCTTCATCTTCGCCATGCGCGCCTGTTTCCGTCGGCCCTCGCCGGTCTTCGTCGGATCCTCCGGCTCACCGATCATCCGTGGGGAGAGGCAACGAAGGCCGCTCGGTACGCGGCGATCGGCAACGCGGTCCCGCCTCCGCTGGCCGAGGCGCTGGGGTTGGCGCTAAAGGCCGCCGCCGTTCGGGCGTTGATCTTCAAGTAGGGCGACGTGGCAGATCTGCACCTCCGAGACTTCGGGGTGTGCAGATTGCGCATAGCTGGTAGTTGCTCGACGGCGGCCACCCGGGTACAATCGCGCAGCCACACAAAAAGGGGCCCCGCCCGATGCCCGACACAACCCTTGTAGTCAACAACGAGCTGCTCACCTCTACTGCTTTCAAGCGGCTGAAGGACATTCGATCGCAGATCGATCGGCCGTACCGGTGGGTTACGGAGATGGAGGCCGGCGGTAAGGACGTGGAAGAGGGCGGCGAACGCCTCATCATCCCGTTCGAGATGGGCCGCCACAGCAATACCACCCGGTTCAGCAACGGCTACGAAGCCATCGACCTGACCGCCAAGCCGATCCTGACCCCTGGTTCCCAGGGCTGGATGGACGTGGTTCGGCCCGTGCTGATCTCGGGCCACGAGAACCGCATCAACCGGGGGTCACGAGAAAAGATCTTCTCGATCCTCGATCGGCGGCTCAAGAACACCGAGCAGGGACTGCGGGCCGAGTTCCAACAGCAAGCACTTCGCGGCAACGTGCCCGCGATGGTGGACCTTGTCAGTCTGAACGGGTTCGACAACACGACGGGCTTTCTGGAGCAGGCCGCCGTGGGAGCCCAGAGCAACGTCATACACACCATCCCGCGCGGTGCCAACCTGCATCCAGGCTTCCAGAACCAGCGTTACAACGTAGCGGGGTCTGCATCCACTCTCCTACTCATTGCGGCCTACGACGTGGCTACCCGCGTGCGGGACCTCGCCAACGGCAACCCGAACGCCATGCCCAAGGTCGTCGGGCATATCTCGATCGAGTGCCAGAACAACCTGAAGCGCGCCCTCAACACGAACGAGCAATACCTCTCCGAGAAGGAGCTTAACGGCGGGCGCCGAGTGATGATGTGGGGCGAGTGGAAACTGGAGAGCAACAGCGATCTACCCAACTCCGGCGCGGTGACTGCGGGCTCGCCGTGGAGCATCGCCTTTATCGACCACAACGCCCTGCGGTTCGTGGCGCAGAAAGGCGCTTACTTCGATCTAACCAAGTTCGATACGCCCGTTGGCTATGACGTACAGGTCGCGTTCATGCATCTAATGGGCCAGATGGCTGGCTCCTACTTCGGTACCTCCGGCGTCGTATACGGCGCGGAAGTCTGGTAACCGCACACCACTAGAAACCCGTTCCTTCAATCTTCGATTGGTCAGTTCAAGAGGGCACCATGGACATCGTTCAGCCGAGACTTCAAGACTCCAGCTTCAACGCGGAGCAGAACGAGCAGGGGCGAGTTACCCGCAAGCTCTACAACGGGTCGGTGGCCGCCATCGCCGACGGCGATCCGGTCATGATCGACGTATCCGTGACGCTCTACGGGCGAGGCAACGCCATCAAGACCACGCCCGCCGTTGCCGACTCGTTCGCGGTGGGAATTGCCGACGAGGCGATCCCCGCCGGGGAGTGGGGCGTCGTTCTTCGGAAGGGCGTCAAGCTCAACGCGAACGTGGCGACCGGCACCGCTGCCGAGCTGCCGCTTATGGTTTCGGGCACCGCCGGCAGGCTGGGAGCTGGCACGATCGGGACTAACCGGATCGTCGGCTTTAACCTCCGGCTGGCCGCCGCGAACCTCTCGGATATCTACGTAGACCTGTAGGGGGTAGCCCGTGAACCTAGCTGAACTGCGCACGGCGGTATCCGACGCGCTCAAGTTCGCGCCAGGCACGCCCGCCTACAAAACCCTGCTCACCAGGCATATAAACGACGTTTACCTGGAACTGCTAGGAGAGCGGCAGTGGCGCTTTCGCCAGCGCGCGTTCCAGTTCACCGCGCGCGCGGATATCGCCATCGTAGCGGACTGGACGAACGGATCGGATACCGTCGCGAACATCGCGCCGGCCCCCGCCGAGAACTGGCGCCACGCGCAGATTCTTGGGCCCGATGGCGTGCTGCACGCCATTCAGCGCGTGCTAGGAACCACGGTCTACCTGAAGGACGTTTACACGGGCGTTACCGCGCTGGCGGCTGCGGGTACCACCTTCTGGTGGCGTTACCCGATGGACCGGCGGCTCTTGGGTGACCCCGACTTCTCCGCGGCGGGGCTGCTACGTCGCAACCCGGATCTCGAGGTCCCCGAGCTGTGGCCCATTACCGAAGTGCTGGGCGTCGTCGAGCGCTACGACAACATCACAGGCGCGTTTCTGGACTGGACCACGGGCGCCGGCCAGGTCCGGCCCCTGACGTTGGCCGACGAGCAAGGGTGGAATCTGAACATCCAAGACGCGCCAGGCGAACCACGACACGCGCTCATTCATGCGCGCTCGCGGCTGCCGCCGACGGGTGTGGGCGCCGCGTTGACGGCCACCGCCATCGCGGGCGGGTCGTTAGCGGTGGGCGCCGCCCTCCGCTACTTCTACACGTTCCGCGACGGCCGCGATCGGTCCGACCGCTCCGATATTGTGACCGCTACCACGACGGCGCTGAACAGGACGGTCCAGCTCGCCGGACTGCCCGTCTCGACGACGCTATCCGGCTTCATGAAAGAGATCTGGCGCGAGGCGTCAGGTACCGGCGCCTTCCGGTGGCTCGCCGAGGTCCCACCGGGCGCTGCGACGTTCAACGATGACGGCCTGCCTCTTGGCGTGGTCGGCGAACGCTGGGAGGACCAGTCACCCCTGGTCGAGATCGAGGTGTGGCCCCGCCCCGACAAGGATCGGCTCCTCGAGGTGCGTTACATGGCGGGCAACCGCTCGCTCCTCCTCGACAACGACGTGCCGGATATGCCGGCGGAGTATCACAAGCTCCTGGTGCATCGCGTGGCCGAACAACGCGCCGCTGAAGCCGAGCAGGCCGCCTTGGTACGGGTCCACCGGACGCTGGCGATGGAGATGGAGGATCGGATGCGGCGGCGGTACCTGCTCACCAAAGGGACCAGGCCCGTTCGCAACCCGTGGGGCTTGGGCAACAATCGCCCGCCGTGGCGGCCAATTATCACCTACACGGGCTAGTTGGCACGGCTCGCCGAGGGCATCGAAGACGAACGAGAGAGCGTTCGTCAGGGCGCGCGCGATAGTATGAGCCTATGAAGGTGCGCGAGCTTCGGGTAGATGTACCAGCGGGCATGGACACGGCTTACCGGCCGTCGCCCAACGGCGCGGATCTCATCGAGGATATGTGGTGGGATGCGCAAGGCTGTTGGCGCCAGGTGGGCGGCTACGAACGCATCGCCAACACCGGGGGCTTTCTTGGCGCGGGTTCCGTGGAATCCATGTTCTGGTTTACCCAGCACAACGGGGCCCGGCGTTACCTCGTGTTCGAGCGGCGCGCCCTTGGCGGGGACCTGGAGCTGTTTTACTTCGATGCGGCGAAGCAGGCGGCACAACCGATCGACCCGACGCCCCGCACGTACATCCCGGGACCATGGCAGCGCACCCAATACTGCGCTGTGGGGAACTGGCTATGGTACCTGAACGGCCATGAGGAGCCACGCCGCTGGGGTGGCACGAACCGCCCGGTGGTGCGCATCGGGTTCAGCTTGCCGCCCCCGCCCCCGCTACTTTCGGATTCAAACGGCCTGTTTGACCGGTTCGGGCGCGTGGGCGCTGCGGTCATTACCTCCTACAACGACCGAGAGCAGCGCGGGGTGGGCGACCGGCCGACCGCCACGCCGCCGGACATCGTTACAACCATATGGCGGTACGGATACGCGATCACCTGGGTAAACGACCTCGGCCAAGAAAGCCCGCCATCTCCGATCGCGTACGCGTCAGGCCAAAACATCCAAGATCACCTGAACCCGGCGTTCGGGATCAATGGACGCAAGACCGTTATGGTGACGTTCCCGGATGGGCCGGCACACGTCTACGGGGCGCGTTTGTACCGCACCCGAAACCTGGTGACGGATAACGAGTTCGAGAGTGACGGCGCGCGGCAGGTGTCGCTCTCGGTGCAGGAGCAGGTATCGATCGGACAACTGTACTTCCATAGCGAATGGGCGACGGGGCGCGGCTTCACCCTCGGCGACGACAAACCCGACTTTGAGCTTGGCGCCCAACTCGACCCCGACCGCACCGGGCCCCTGCCCCGCGGCGTGAAGTACCTGGCGCCCTATCAGGGCTGCATGTTCCTCGCGGGCTCACCGGAGTATCCTGACCGGGTCTGGTTCTCGGCGCCCGGCCTACCCGAACAGTTCCCCGCGATCAACTACATTGACGTGGGCAACCGCGATTCGGGCGAGGTGACCGGGCTGTACCCGACCCAGAACGCGCTCGTGGTGTTCAAGCGGCGAGGAACCCTTATTATCGAAGGTGATCCGAGCCGGGGATTCACAGCGAAGACGTTGTCACCCGACGTCGGATGCTCTTCCCCGAACGCCATGGCGGAAGCCCCCGGCCTCGGCCTCGTGTTCGTGAGTGAGTCCGGCGTGTTTCTGATCGAGGGCGTCAGCCGGGAGCGGGAGACGCGGCCCGCGCGGATTACGCGGATCTCCACGTCCATCCAACGCGTATGGGATGCCCGGGTAAACACCCGGGCGCTTATGAGCGCGCAAGGGGTGTTGTTCCGGCGCCAGCGCGAGATCTGGCTACAGGTGCCGGCGGATGGAGCCGGTAGTAATGGCGACTTTTTGGGCCTGGTGTACCACTACGAAACGGGCGCCTGGAGCATCCGACCCGCCTGGCCCATCAACTGCTTCACAGAATCGAAGGACGAGAGGGGCTACCTGTTTTTTGGCGCGCGCAACGACCGAGGCGTCTATGCCTACTCGCGCGGGCGAGACAAGGGCGGTGTGTCCGTGGTCGCGAAGTACCGAACCACCTGGC